GCCTTGATCCAGTGTGCTAACATCTGTTAGATCGCTAACCATCGATGCAACGTGATCGCCAAAGTATTTTTGGATGTCATCTATTGTAACGGGGGTATCCTCTACAACATCATGTAAAGCGGCAGCCGCTTGCTGTTCTTCTGTACCACCGACAGATTTAACTAATTCCATAACACGTAGTGGGTGAACCCAGTAAGGTTTACCAGAATACTTCCGCTTTTGCCCTATAGAATCGTGGGCTTGTTTTGCAAACTTAACTGCTTTCTCAACTATAGTCATCACTCAATTCCTTATTAAAAAAACTATTATAACACACTAACGTGAAGAAGTCAACCACTATGTCTTCAACTATATCGTGATAAATGATAAATAGTAGTATGGGTTTAAAATATTATGTATATACTTATTTAAGAAATGACGGGACACCATATTATGTAGGCAAAGGAAACGGCAATCGTGCTTATGATAATCATGGAAGAATTCCTGTTCCGAAAGATAAAGCAAATATTCAATTCTACAAAACCCAAATAACAGAATCGGAAGCATTTGATGTCGAAATTCGCTTGATTAAACAGTACGGAAAGAAGTGTGATAATACTGGAATTTTGCTAAACATCGCCGACGGTGGACAAGGTTCGGCAGGGTGGAAACATACCGAAGATACTAAAGTGGAAATGTCGATTGAGCGGGAAGAACGAGTATGGTGGAATAATGGTGTGAAGGAAAAGCATACAACTATGCAACCCGATAGTGATTACGTTCTTGGGAGATTATCTGCATTTATAGAAAAAAATAAGCCAAACACCGGAAAGAAATATTGGAATAATGGAATTAAAAATATCATGGCGTTTGATTGCCCTGGAGATGGGTTTGTTAGTGGTCAAATAAGCACAGGAAAAAAATGGTGGAATGACGGTAGCGAGCAAATTATGGCGGTGGATTGTCCTGGAGATGGTTTTGTTAACGGTATGCTAAAATCTAAAAAGGTTCGATGGACGAATGGTGAGAAGATTGTAATGGCTAAATCTTGTCCAGGTAAAGGATGGTGGAAAGGATCACTTGCTACTGTCGCTGGCCGCAGGTGGTGGAATGACGGGACTAATACTGTATATCTCACTGAGTCTCCGGGAGAAGGATGGAACAACGGAAGACTGGGTTAAGGTGCAACTATGTCTGCCATCTTTATTCCTTGATATATCTCTAATTAAATAATCCCGTAGGTCCAATGTGTATAAACTTTCCATACTGTAATTATAGCATAGTAAAGTGGTAATGTCAACTACAATATCATAGCATCATCTAATCCCGCTACCCTTAATTTAGTAACGTGGCCTAACATAAATCCTTTAGTATCTAATCCTTTCATTACACCTAAGTACTTGTTACGCACTAATGCAAATTCATTTACAATTAACGCCATATCCACAACATCTGCATCGCCTTCTGCGTATTTTTTAGCATCTGCCGAACTTAGCTGTTTATTATAATGTTCTAAGAATTCTCTAAATTTCTTAGCTGTTATTTTGCGTAGTCTGATATTTAAGAATTCGAGAATTGCTTCGATTTCTTGCAATTGATTAAATCTATGCTCGATAATGCCTGGCAGTTCAGATTCGTGCTTTTCAATGGTCTTGGTACGCATTGTCAATTCTGTTCTTGCATCTTCTACTTCTTTGTCGAAATAATCGATACAAGGGCCAATTTCTGCTAGGCTCTTACTTACCTTTCTGTACCATTGACTCACTTTTGCTAACTCCCATTTTCATTGCCATTATGAACAATATTGCTCTTGATTTCGGTGAGTGATTTCCTCGACGTATTTGCATAAGTCGGCGATTCACTCCTAAGTGTTCTTCCAATAGTTCGTGCAATTCTGTAATAACAGGTGGGCTTAGTACTGCTTTCATAACAGTACCATCGCTTCGTGCCTCAGCCTCGAGCTGTTCTAAATCTTCTAGAACAGCCTCAGCATTGTTATCAAGAATATTAGTTTTTAATTTTTCAATTATTGCTACCATTCTTCGTCCTCATCTTCGTCATCTTCGAAGTCATAATGTGAAATAACTGCTGCTCTTAGCTCTGACGGTAAGTCTACAGCATCTTCGAATCCATCGCCAACGCCGTGGGCATCTAGCAGTGACACAAATTCATCTGCGGCATTTACACGTTCTCTAGCAGTGATGTATGGTTTCATTGTTTCCCATAATTCAACTATAAATTCGCTATCCATTTAAAGCCTCCGCTTCGACTTCGATATCAACTTCGCCTTCGTTAACTGCTTCAAGAACAGTTTCGTCTGGATCGAATTCATTCATAACTATATCGAGTAAATCTGTATTTGCGTTCCATGCTTTACGGAATTCAATTATTTCTTCACCTGTTTCTTTTGATACGTACTTGTATCGGTTACCTACTTTTTCAAGTAGACCAACTTTTTCAAATAGTTCAAAAAGTCCTGAGTATGGATGCATACCCACGTCATATGGAATAAAGATATCTACAGTTTCGAAAGGTTTTGCGTAACGTGATTTAACTACTTTACATGACGCCTTTATACCTTTTACTTCTGATGTTGAGCCACCTTCTAAGTCTTTATCTTTAAGTTTCTTTTTCTTAATTGCTACTACAATCGAACTTGCATAGATAAAACCTTGACCACCACTGATCTTGTCATCTGGACTAAACATATCCTGCGATGCATAAGTGTGGTTAGTTGCTACTACACCGATATCCCAGGGTGCAATCAAGTTTACTGTGTTGCGAACCAATGCTGTTAATGCTTTTGGCTTACGACCCATATCGCCCTTCATATCACCTTTGTCAAACTGATTTACATCAGTTGGTGTTAATAACATTCCTAGAGAATCGATTACAAATAATACTTTTGGGCAATCTTCTTTATCTTGTCCATCATATTCTTTTCTATAATCTGCCATAAATGTCGATATTGTCTTTGCAACATCGTCTATCATAGACACGTTAATTCGTAATAAATGTTCAGGATCGGTGCTGACGTTTAACGCCTTTAGCCATGATTCGTCAAGTGCGTTTTCTGAATCCATAAGCACTACAAAGATGCCTTGGTCCTGTGCGTTCTTAACCATGTTACCAGAACATATATATGATTTTCCTGATCCTGACTCTCCTGCAAATACTGTTACTTTGCTCAACGGTACACCGTTTTGAAAGTCACCGGATATTAAATAGTTTAAGCAGTAGTTGCCAGTGCTGACCCAAGTACTTGGATCGTGAAAACCGGTGCTAATACCGCTAATACTTTTTGTTAAGTTACGTCTAAATTTCGAAACATCAAATGCTTTAGGCATTATAATTCTCCTCTATATATTTTAGTATTTTCTTTAATTCTTCAATCGACATATTGGATTTTAATTTGTTTGCTCGCCAACTAATGACAAACACGTTACCTGGGACATATCCTAATTCTGGAATCAATTTATCAAATGTTGCTTTGTTAGGATCTCTCCTGTTTTCTCCGCTCCAATTATAATTCAATTCGGTGCCGAACACAGGACAGTGTTTCGGTTTTTCAATTTCTTCTAATGTGATTGTAAATGGAATATTATCTCGCAATGCCTTTTGTCGTCTTGCTCCGAACTGTCGTTTAAAAGTATCTCGATACCTGTAATTATCTCGATCGGTTACACTATACACTTCTTTAGCACACTGCATACAAATAGCATTAGAAACTCTCCTAGGAGATAAGTGTCCTCTTTTACAGGATTTACCTGTATAGTAAGTTACATTACCCAATTTCCTCGATTCGTTTCTAGTTATAATATCCATAGTGTTCTCCTTAATTCGTACGGGGGCGAAACACCCCCGTGGTATTTATTAGTCTGGTAAAATTACTCTGACTTATTGCGACTACGTACTAGAGCTAAAATGTCTTGTACTGATTGCTCGCCTGCGTTTTCAGTAGATGCTTCTGCTGTTGCTGTTGCTTCTGCTACAGGTTCTGCTTCTACTACAGGTTCTGCTGCCTTAGCTTCGACCTTGTCTTCAACTTTTACTGAAGCAGGTTTTGCGGCTGGCTTTGCTGTTACTGCATCATCACCGTTATACTCNAAACCGTAAGGCTTGTAGTATTTTGCCCATTGCTCAGGATCAAATAACTCACCTTCTACAGATGCTTGGAACATCTACAAAGATTGCTATTTTAATTCTTCGTCGTTTGGACGTTTAGGTAGGTAATCAGCAAGGTTGTTAAGGCCATGCTCTTCCACTGCTACTAACTGATCTTCAGTTAAAGCAGATTCTTTACGCATATACTTAGAAGTAGTATAATCTGCGAATTTACCTTTTTGTGTTTTAGTGATTTTAAAATCAACGCCGTTAATGTAATCTGTTGGAAGTTCTTCCATATCAGGATCCATAAGTGCCGATTTAATAATGTTAAATAGCTGTGGTGCAATGATAAACTTGCGAATTGGATTCTCAGGTGTTTCATCGTCTAGATTTGTTTCTTGTACAAAACCTTGGAAAAAGTAAGATCGTTTCTTCCAATATTTACGTGCAAGTTCGTCTAGTGATTTGTCGTCGAACCATGGACGAATTTCTGTGTGAACAGGGCATGTATCTCCCCACATTTCAACACACGGTACTTGTACAATTACTTCCTTATCTTCGTCGTGTCCTTTAATTCCAGGAAATGGAATTTTAATTACTTGACGTTCTACCCAGAAAAAAGTGTTATCTTTGTTACCATCTGGTAAGAATCTAATTGTTGCCGAATCATCTGCTGCGATGTTCCAGAATGGAAATGTGGCATTATCTCCTGTGAAGTTGCCTTTTCCTGATTTTCTATCTTCGATTTGTTGTAGCTTGGCGCGAATGTCCGCTAGTGAAGTTCCCATAATAATATNTCCTTATATGTTNNATNTATGCGTATTCCNTTTTNTANTNACACCCTGTAANTANAANTTGACTCGTTANCCANAACCGCATAANGTNTGGNCGAGTTCCAGNTTCTAATGTGNTATAAANTANNTTCTTCTACTNACTTTATANACACATTATACACTGTATTTGTATTTATGTCAACCTTTATTTTTACCTTGTTAAATGTGGTATTAGGTCTTAAAATAGGTTCTTTGGATCGTGCTTGTTTAAAGCTGATTCAAACATTTTTTCTTCTTTAGATTCGACAGATTCGTATCGGCGCTGATATCTGCTACCGATTGTCGATAGTCCTTCGCCTGCTAAAAGCATATTATATAGTTGTGCTACTAAATCACTAACTTTTCTTGCACCTT